GAGACCGATACAGAATCTGGTGTTCAGTTCATGTCCAAGCCAGACAAAGGCATCGTCACTGATACCAAGCTCGAGCGAGGATTCGCATACCTCAACCTCAACGGAGGTGATTCCTTCGCGTATTACCACCCTGAAGACAACCCGACCTACCTCTACAACTTTAAGTCAGAGCCGGTGTACAAGCTCAGCGAGATAGCACCTGAGTATTTCGTCATAGCCAAGGCGCACGCGGCTGCTCTCAAGAAGGCGGCGATTCAATCGCCCTTGACGGCGATAGCAGGTGCCACTCAGAATCTGTACTTCGTGTTTCGTGACATGAAGTCATCTCTCTACTACAACGGCATTTACAACCAAGCTACTCAGACATGGAACCTCGCACGTGCCACAAGCGAGAAAATGCTGGCTGATTTCATGACTCAGTATGGACAACCAGCCCCGGACATCATCCCAATCTGGGACCTCGTGTTTGACCCTCAGCTAGCCCCTCTGGACGTCGCACAGCGCAAGATCAACCTCTACACTGAGTCACCCTACATGAAAGCGGCTAAGGCGCGTAAAACACCTCCTGGTGACTTCTCTACGATCAAGAAAGTCATCTGGTCAGTAGTAGGATCTGATCAGGTTACATACGAGCACTTCATCAACTGGCTAGCGTTCATCATCCAGAAAAAGAACCGCACTCAGACAGCGTGGCTCTTCCAAGGCGTACACGGCACAGGCAAGGGCACGCTGATCCACCGCATTCTGCGGCCACTGCTAGGTGAGCAGAACACAGCGTACCTTGAGATGAATCAGTTGGAAGACCGCTTCAACGAACGCATGGAGAACTCACTGTTGACATTCATCGACGAGATGAGCATCGAAGACCTCGAGCATGGTTCAAAAATACTAGCCACGCTCAAGACAATGATCACTGAGCCCATGCTCACCATCCGAAAAATGCGCGCAGCTGGGTACTTGGTGAATAACTTCAACAACTACGTACTGTGCTCCAACAGCAACAAGCAGGTCACCATCGAGGGCACTGACAGGCGGTACAACGTAGGTCTTTTCCAGACCACCCCTATCAAGCTGTCTGACGAGGAGGTAGACGAGCTGATCCCAGCTGAGCTTGAGAGCTTCACTCAATTTCTTCAGCAGTACCCACTCAACGAGGCCAAAGCGCGCCGCGTGCTGGAAAATGCGGCACGTCGCGACATCAAGGACGCTTCGCTGACATCTATCGACAAGATCAGCAAGAACATCATTGATGGTGATCTGGAGGAGCTGCACTCTTACATCGTGGACATCAACCAAGCGCAGGGCAAGACGATGATCACAGCTCAGATGTACAAGGAGCTGATGCACAACATCCTACTGAATGAATGGGCTTCACTCAGCAGAGAAGAGCTGCAGCTGATCTTTGCACACACAGTGGGTGACATACCCACCAGCCCGGCCAAGTTCTCGAGGTTCTGCAACCACCACAACATCAAAATCGTACCGGTGAACAGAGGATCTGCCACATTCCGTGGCATGAAGATCAACTGGTCAACGGGCACAGACCCTGCTTGGTACGCAGATGCCAAGGCTGAGATCATAGCGTCCAAGCAGCCCAAACTCAGGAGCGTAGCGTGAAATGAAGGCTCACTTAGTAACGTGTGAAATTTGTGGTAAGCCCAAAGGCCGCTGGTTTGACCATACTGAGTGCTCAAAAATTAAGCAGGTACAGCACGCTAACGACAAGCGGGCGAAATCAGATAACAAGTACACAGAGCAGCACATCAGTGGCCTGCTAAAAAACATAGGAGAGTGAAATGACTGATTACAAACACTTGTACCAAGGATTCTTCGACGAGCTCAAGGACGAGGGTCTATCAGACACTGACGCATCAGAAGCAGCTCACGAGCGCTTCACTGAAGCCATCGCAGATCAGATTGACACAGCGTGGCAGCAGTACAAGGACTCTAAATGGGAGAACGGGTGATGATCCTGAACATTGTCTACATAATTCTTGGCATAGCAGCACTGCTGATGATCTGGCTTGTACTGTGCAGCGGCATCAACAACATTGACATCCAGGACAACGACGATCAGATCGTCAAAGATCTGGTCAAAAAGTACGGAGGTTAAAAATGATTGACGAGCTGGAGAGGCTGCAGCTAGAGATTGAGGAGCGCACTCGCGTCTCACGGGAAATCATCAGCTACCTGCGCGGAATGCAGGCCAGGGTAGACACTCTGAGTCTGAAGAACGACCACCTGAGCGCAGAGAACAGTGCCATGCGAGCCATCCTCACGCGTGAGTTCAGCAACTGGAAGAAAGGATACTCAGCGTGACACTGATCCTCACCCTCTTCATGTCCGCCCCGCCCCAGCCCGCACCACCTCAAGGCTGGCTGGACTGCGGATTTACAAAACAAAACGTCTACAGGTGCAAGCCATGAGCACCGCTAACCTAGCAAGACTCGTGATTACCTTAGTAGCGGCATGTTTCTTCGTGGTGGGCTACGCTTTCGGTGTCAACGCGCACCAACCCTACCACTGCCCCGAAGTCCAGGGCGGCAAGGTCACACAGACCATCGACAGCACGACCGGACAGATGTGTATCTACATCCCGAGCAAGACAGTCGGGCAGAAGACCATGAAGGTCACGCTGCGGTAACGATCAACGGGCCGCTCACCTCAACAGGAGAGGTTGATGCAGGGATGCTTCGCGGCCCACCAGAGGAGATTGAAATGGAAGATGAATGCGATCAACACCGCCTGGATTGGCTGGAAGAAAAAGCCAGCAAGGGGCAAGTGCAAATTGCCAAATCCCTGCTTGGAACTGGCTATGAAGTGGCAATTCTCAGAAAAGCCGGGGCGACCACTGTTGATGTGTACAGAGGGACGTTACGAGATGCAATCGACGGGGCTATGGGTGACTACGCCTAACGCCAGCTTCAGCCGAGAGCCGGAGCGCAGCGGAGGCGAATCGGCTGGAAGCGATAGTTATAACTGGATGAGCCATGAACAGACCTGAACGCTTTTACAACGTGAGCCAGACGCAGTTGAGCATTGCGCGCCATTACGGCGGCATAAAGTTCAACGGCGCGGATTACCACTACGACGCAGAAAGCGACACGCTGACGCGCATGGATGTCTGGAAAGCGCGCATCGCAAGTTGCAAGGAAGAAGGCGACAAAGCCGCGCGGGCGGAACGTGAGAAATGGACGAAGGCGCAAGACAGTTTCGCTAGGTTCTAACGCTGGCGTAACCGGCGCGTAGCGAAGCGGAGCGTCCGCGTTGACGCAAATGTTAGGCAGACAACCGAAGGAGATGGGAATGGCAACCGAACTGGCAAGAGGAAAAGCGGCGCAGGCGTGGTGCAAAGAAGCAACATCACACAAGGAGATGGACCCGGACTTGGCGGAGGTGTTCGCTGAAATACTTGACGAAATTTGGTCGCAGCCGTGGCTTGGGAATGCCACAACCGCAGAGATGCTAGACGAGCTAAAGACGCGGGCAGAGATGGGCGGATACTCGAACTACCGCACCGTTGATGCCTAACGCATGAGACACGTCACTTTTGACGCGTAACCACGTATTTCCAATGTTTTACAGCTTGATCGGAGAGCGGTATCGCAAGCTGCCGAAGGCCCGTAAAGGGCGGCACTCTCTTTCGAAGTATCGTAACCGGCACTAATTCAAGGAGATGGAGATGAAACACAGACACGCAGACCTTATCCACGCCTGGGCTGACGGCGCAGAGATTGAATGGCTAGGTGCAGGTGGTAACTGGCACCGTGTTCTCATGCCATCATGGGACGTGGATGAGGATTACCGCATCAAGCAGACCGTTGACCCCTACGCAGAACTGAAGGCCGCTGCGGCGGACCCGACGAAGCAAATAAAACTAAAGGTGCATGAAGACTGGTATGACTCAAACGAAGGATTCTGGGCTTGGGAGCGCCCACCAGAAGATTACGAAATCCGCGACAAACCGAAGCCAAAAAAGCAGGTCAAGTTGCTTGCGTGGTTCGACGGGACAAGGCTGCTCTTGCGTACCGAAGACTGCAACTACCTATCCTGCCAGCGCGTACCGTCTGAAGACAAAGTGATCGAGGTGGAGGAATGACCGACAAAATCCGAGGCATCCTCTCAGACCTCTGGTATCAGCACCCAACCGGGATCACCACGATGGGGCCATGTGCCAAGGGCTGCGGCAATTCATCACGCGGCAGCAGGGTGTGCAAGCAATGCCTGGAGAAAGAACTGATAGAAACTGGGTGCAAACCGGCAGATGTGGCGTACTTGATGCTGGCGCACCAAGCGCTTCAGCAGGCTGTATGGAGCATTGCGGACGCAGAAAAGGAGTTGATGAAATGAGCCGAGAAGTAATGCAGCAGGCGCTTGATGCGCTAATCCACAACTACCCCACTGAATATCGCCAAGATGCCGTCACAGTACTCCGTGCCGAACTGGCGAAGCCTGAACCGGAGCCGGTTGCCTGGATCAATGCGCGTGGTGACTACTGCGAAGTGTCAAGGCCGGATACGGTTTATGGATCACACACGATACCTCTCTACCGCAAGGAGGAAATGTAGATGGCTACACAGGAACGAATTAACGATCTGTTTTATTACGGGGATGGCGCTCTATACAGAAAGAAAGACGCGGCAAATCAACAAAAGGCAGGAGATCGGGCTGGAGCAGTTCACCACACTGGCTACCGGAATATCCAAATAGATGGAGTTATGTATCTAGAACACCGTGTGATATACAAAATGCACTACGGAATAATGCCAGAGCGCATCGACCACATTGATGGAAATAAAGAAAACAATCGCATCAATAATCTTAGGGAATGCACGGCAAGTCAGAACAGCCAAAATCGTGGCAGACAATCTAATAACACATCCGGGGTAAAGGGTGTGTGTTGGCGCAAAAAATCGGGAAAATGGCACGCTCAGATCATGAGTAAAGGCGTGTTTATGCACCTTGGGTTTTACACCGACATAGACGCAGCAGCAGAGGCCGTGCGTGCTGCGCGTGCGGAACACCACAAAGACTTTGCGAGGGGTATATGACGATAGAGAGCATGTTCATGGTTAAAAAGACCGACCACCCAGACCTTGTTGGCGGGATTGTGTGGTCAAACTGCGAACTTGACTGGATCAACGAGCGCATAACCATGGCAATCCTTACAGAGCGCGAAGCCTGCGCGATGGTGTGCGACAACTACGAACCACTGGGAATGAAGGAAGGCCCGCAAACAGTTGCCTACGAAATCGCGCTTGAAATCCGCGCCCGCAAGGAGGAGACATGAACCTACCCCAAGGCTACGGCGATAAGCCAATGGATTACGGGGACAGCCCCGTCTTTCTTGAGTCGCAGATGAAAGCGCACGGCAAAGCCCGCGCCCTCGAAGCTGCCCAGCATATCCTTGAAATGTGGAAAGAGCCGTGGCCAGTGACGCAGATGCGGTTCATCGACCGGCTTGAGCACTACGTGGAGAGTTTGAAATGAGCCTTGATATTAACGAAGCACGGCAGGTGTTCTCAGAGTACCTGAGAGACAACTACCATAAGAGCAAAAGCCTGGACGCTGGCCTGATGGCAGCAGTTGAATTCGCATACAGAAAAGGATTTGATGATGGAAACGCAGAAAGACTGGTCAGAATATCACGTCAGCTTACAACCCCTGGCGAGGCAGCTGTTCGAGCAGCTGAATCGACGTGAGTACAACCACGGACTTCGTACCGCCAACGAACTGATTGACATCTTACTCAATATTAAAGGTGTCTGCTTACACCACAGGGAGCGCGCATGAAAACAGCAGAAATTGACGTAACATTGATTGACCACATGGGCTCCGATTTGAGTGTAGTTAACGCAGCTCGTGTTAGCTTTGCGAAAGAAAGCGAACTTGAGTGGAGCAACGAAATCCATGATTATTTGCTGAGTCACGCAGATACCAAGCTGATTGACTATCTTGCCACGCACAACCACTGGTCGCCATTCGCTCACGCATTCGCAACCTTCAGAATCAAAGCACCGATCTTCGTCGCCCGACAGCTCGTCAAGCATCAAGTTGGTCTGGCATGGAATGAAGTTTCCCGCAGATATGTTGATGATGAGCCTGAGTTCTTCTTCCCTGAAACATGGCGCGGCAGGCCAGAGGGCTCTATCAAGCAGGGAAGTGCAGGTGTAATCACCAGCATCACATCTGATGAAAGCGTGGACGTTGACCCGACAGGGGTGATGGAGAATGCAGCGCGAGCAGCATTGAATGCGTACACCTGGGCACTTGAAGGAAGTATTGCCCCAGAGCAAGCGCGCATGATTCTGCCGCAGAACATGATGACGGAATGGATTTGGTCAGGCAGTTTGATGGCCTTCGCCCGCGTGTGTAACCTGCGCCTTGATCCACACGCACAACAAGAAACAAGCGAAGTGGCAGCACAGATTGCTGTAGAAATGGCCGAATTGTTTCCTATTAGCTGGAAGGAGCTGACAAAATGAACGACCAAGTAAAAAATCCTAGTCACTATTACCTATGGCCAGGAGTTGAAGTTATTGACGTCCGAAAAGTGCTACTCGACAAAATGGCAGTAGCCGGCTGGACACACTACCAGTCAGACTGCTGGTCACGCTCCTGGGAATACCTCACAAGAGCCATGGCTAAAAACGGGCTGGAAGACCTTGAAAAATCACTGACGTATCTGACGTGGCTGATTGAGGACATGAAGAATGACGATACTTAAATTAGTCAGCGTCGAGGATATCGATCACATCACAGTCGACGCTCGCTACAACTTCGTAACTTACGAAAACCAAGCGTGGCATAAGTGCACAGCACGAGTTAACGGGCTGTGTTCACACACAGGCATGCCATACGCAATGGGGTCAGTCGTGTACCGTCCAACTGGCAGCCCTGCAAACAGAGCACAGCGTATCATTCCAGAAGTATTAGTCCAGTTTGGGGTGACTGGAATCAATACAGAGCTGGTGCGAACATGTGATCAGTGCGGCCTTACACTACCTCTGACAAAGGCACATTTTGCACACCCAAAAAACAAGGCGGAATTTCGCACAACTTGCCGTAACTGCATGAATGAACTACGTTACGAAAAAAAGAGGGCTACCGAAATAGCCAAAGCAAGCGTGCCACAAGACGATAAACCAGCTAACACTCGACTTGTAACATTTCCAGACAGCTGGAGACCAAATCGAGAGGGTATGCGCAGCTCAACCAAAGATTTACTAGGTATCAAATCAAGCATGGGAGATTAACGTGCGCGATATTGACATTCACCTTATGTACTTCTCATTAACAGAAGTTTGTAGCATTAATTGCTCAAACGAAACGTAGTACCCACGAATGATGCCGATCTTTGGCATGTCTATTTTTACGGAGCGTGAAATGAAGTCAAAAGCTATGAAGCAAGAAGAAGCAAGCGTGCGCGAAGCAATGCGTGCAGTTCTTTCTGCTGAGCAACAATTGAAAATCCTTGCTCAGCGCCCTGGTAAATCCAAACGTGAAACAACTCGGCTACTCAAGGAGATCAAATAATGCGCCCGACCCAAGCAGTAAAATGCATCAACGAAGCAATCAGCAACAAACACAGCTACATGCTGTGGGGTGCCAGCGGCATCGGCAAGTCACAGATCGTACAACAGATTGCCAAGTCCAAAGGCATCGGCATGATCGACATGCGCTTGAGCACTTACGATCCGACAGACTTGAAAGGCCTGTTGTATTTCAAAGACGACAAAGCAGTCTGGCTGTCTCTCGGCGAGCTGCCGGATATCATGCGCGACGGTGAGGAGGGCATTCTCTTCCTGGACGAGATCAATGCAGCGCCTCCAGCCACTGCAGCAGCTGCTTACCGTCTCGTACTTGATCGTGAAATCGGCAACTACAAGATGCCAGATGGCTGGAGCATCGTAGCCGCAGGTAACCGTGAGTCAGACAAAGGTGTGACGTACAAAATGCCGGCACCTCTTGCCAATCGCTTCATTCACGGCGAAGTTGAGACCAGCTTCGATGACTGGATTGACTGGGCGCTGCACGCAGGTATTGATGACAAAACTATCAGCTTCATTCGCTTCCGCCCCGGCCTGCTCCATGATTTCGATCCGGCACAACGCGCCTTCCCGACACCTCGTTCATGGGAGCGTGCATCAAAGTACAACAAAGTTTCTGATCATCAGACTCGGCAAGAGCTGTTCAACGGCTGTGTAGGTCCAGGCCCTGGTGTTGAGTACAGCGCATTCATCAAGATGGCAGATGACTTGATTGACCCTGACATGATCATCATGAACCCGGAAGAAGCGCGAGTTCCGTCTGATCTCAACGCACTCTACGCTACGGTTGGTGCTCTTGCAGCTCGTGCAACGACCAAGAATTTTGAGGCGCTTACGACGTACGCCAAGCGCATCAAGAAAGAATTTCAAGTTCTTCTGATTCGTGACAGCGCCATTCGCAATAAAGACATCACTCGCACTCCAGAGTTCGCCAAGTGGGCTCTGGCTAATAGCTCCATTCTTATCTGAGGTACTTATGGCTATTCTCAAAATCACACCAACACTGCGTAATGAAATCACGCGAAAAGCAGCTGAGCCTTTTGAAACGGCAATCACTAACTTACTGACGATCACCAACCCAAAAGATGTTGATCTGCTTTATGCCACTGTCGTACCACCTGACTTAGAGCAAACATTGTGCTCACTGCCCAAAGAATGGTCTATTAATTTTGGAACAGAAATGCGCATGCGCGTAAAAAACGCAAATATGCATATCATGTCGCTGTATCTTAAATTCAAACGTCGACCTTGCATGTATAGCTGGACACATGGAGTTTCATATCCGCCAGTTAACAACTGGAAAGAGCCACGACCCATAGGTGTTGAAAGTCAGTACAACTCTACCTGGCCAAAAATTGAGTTAAGCGTTTTCAACGCTTTGGGATTGAGCGTGAACTATGCAGACAAATGCGCTGAGTTAGCCAAAGACCGAGACACACTCTTGGCTGGGATTAACAAAGTGCTCGACAGCGCACCTACGATCAACTCAGTAATAAAGATTTGGCCTGCGATTGAAACGTATCTGAGTGACGAAAAAAAGACCAAGCTACACGAAGTCATTGAGCGAAAATCGACGAGCAAAATCAAAGAAGAGCTCAATCTAGATGAGCTGAACGTAGCTCATATAACCCAACGAATGGCAGGAGGTGTGTAATGAGTCTTGTACAACAAGCGATTCTCATGCGCTGCACAATCTCACAATGGGATGCTACCGTACGAGATAACGATGCGCTTAAATCGTTTCTCACGCAGGAGCAAATGGCAGCTGACGCCGGCACTCTCAATAAGCACCTGATCGCCAAGTCAGCTCTGAAAGGCATTTCAGACGCAGCCAAGAAAATCCGTGACTACCACCGCAAGCTTACAATGCCGTGGAACCTCGACGGCGTCGGCCTACTGATGAACGACAAAATCCTGGACTACATGACCGGCATGAGGCCTCTCAAAGAGGCGTTTGAGGAAACCGTCGATCAGTTCATCAACCACTACGAGATCTACACCAGTGACAGCAAGCTCAGGCTCGGGCATCGTTACAACGCACTTGAGTTTCCCAGTCTGAGCCAGCTCAAACTTAAGTTTGGCGTAGACATCAGCCCGCTGCCCATTCCCCAAAGCGGGCACATCCTGACTGACCTGACCGACACAGGCATTGACGCAAGTGAAGTAGACAAGGCAGTCAAGGCAGCAGAGAACAAGGCGCTGATGCGTCTCTGGCAGCAGGTGTACGTCAGACTCAAGCTGCTACACGAGCGCCTCTCGGACACAGAGAGTCGCTTCAAAGCCACAACAATCGAGAAGCTCGAAGAGTTCATCACGAAGCTCCAGGATTTCAACATCTACCAGAGCAGTGAACTCGAAGCTTTTGTGCAGTTCATCAGAATTCATATCACAAATCAGGAAGCTTCTGAAATACGTAAGTTCCCTGAAGTACGCACAGCTCTACTCAACCACTTAGAGCAGGCGATCACTGCGTGCAAACCTTACATCGGAGACATTCATGGCATCCGCAGCATCGAAGAAAGTGATTGATGTAGATACAAAAATTGCCAAGGCTGTCAGCGCACTCATCATCGACGAGCCGTTCTTCGGCTCTCTACTGGTACGGATGAAGCTCGAAGCTGTTGACGGGCTTGGTACGATGGCTACCGATGGCACAAAAATCTTGTATGACGTCGATTTTGTACGTCAACTGTCCGATGCATCACTCAAAGGCATTTATGTACATGAGTTGATGCACTGCATTTTTGTACATCAAGCTCGACGTGGTGATCGCGACCCTCGAAAGTGGAACATTGCGTGCGATTTCGCAGTCAACCCAGTAGTACTTGAGGCCGGTTACACACTCACGCCTGATGCACTCGTCGATCCTCAATACAAAGACATGAGTGCAGAGCAGATTTATGATCTTCTGCCTGACGACTTTTGCGACGGTCTTGGTGATGGCTGGGATGTGGGCGGTGTACAGGACGCAGAATCAGAGTCAGGCGCTGATCAGCTAAGCCAGGACGAAGTCAACACCATCGTCCAGGACTGGAAGAACAAAGTTGCTGAAGCCGCCAATGCGGCAAAGATGTCTGGTAAGTTGAGCGCTGGTCTTGAACGGCTGGTTCACAATATTCTTGACTCTAAGTTACCGTGGCAAGAGCTTTTGGCTAGGTTCATGCACGCAGTCGTGAAAAATGACTTCAACTGGGGCAAGCCTAACCGAACCATGATGAACAACCACCACATCTACGTGCCTACACTACACAACGAAGCGTGCGGGTCAATTGTCATGGCAATTGACACGTCAGGTTCAATAGGACAACAAGAGCTAGACGAATTTGCAGCCGAACTCAACGGTGTGCTGGATCAAGTCAGACCCGAGCGAGTGACAGTTCTGTACTGCGATGCATCAATCAACCACGTTGATGAGTACAAACCAGATGACTATCCAGTCATGTTACGTACACATGGTGGCGGTGGCACTGATTTCAGGCCTGTGTTTGAGCACACAGACGAGCACAACGAAGACGTGCAATGCTTAATTTACCTGACAGACATGATGGGTAAGTTCCCTGATGCGGAACCTGACTACCCAGTTATGTGGGTGAGTAACAGCAAGATTCAAGAAGCTCCATTTGGCCAAGTGGTGAGTTTGAAATGAGCGCGCTCATCCCAGACAACTTCTATTACGATAGCCCAAAACTGCACAAGGGTAAAATCAGCATCCCTGGACACATGGTAATCACACCTCCAAAAGAGCTGTCAACGAAAGCTAGCAAAGTCATTCGCACGTACTTAAAAAAGACGCTACCAGTACTTCGTTTGATGGGCGGTGATATTGAGCGCCCACTACTAAAAGCCAGTGCTCAGCCAACAAAGTATGGCTACTATATTGACGAATCTGATACCGTACTACGGCTTCGTGAGTGCTTCGTAGAACGCAGGCGCAACTTCAGTGAATTTGAGCGTAAACAAATTGCACTCGATACAATCGAAGCAGGTGATCTCACTCTTGACGGACTAAAGAATGTCTACGCCGTAAATTTCTGGGGTGCTCAAGACAAGAAAAATTTGTTCAATCGCATCGTATCTGCACTGCGAGAGCATTTGATTATTCGCTACATGGAGCGTGACCAAAATGACAGAGAGGCCTGACTGTAAGTTAGAAGCCCTATGTCCATGGGGCATAGCGCCTGTTATGGCCATGTGGGCTAAAGTAGGTGAGCGACAATTTTGGGGCACTGACTGTGTACTTTATATCAACTGCCCGCGAAAAAATTGGTCGAAGAAAAAGTGGCTTGTTAATCGGATCGCTAAAAAGTTTGGGGGTACAATCGACACTCCAACTTAAGGAGTGCGCAACGTGATCAAGACATTTAGTTTTTCAAGGTTAGGTGATTTCGAGAAGTGCCAGCTGCTGGCGAAACTCAAGTACATCGACAAAATCCCTGAACCTGAACGAAAACTAAGGGCTGGTCAGTCAGAGCACGCAAACGACAGAGGCTCACGCATTCACGATGCTGCTGAGCAATATGTACGCAATCCAGACGCCGGCCTAATTCCAGAACTCAAGCAGTTCACCACGGAATTTGAGCAGCTCAAAGAGCTATTCCAGGCGGGCAAAGTAATTCTGGAGCAGGAGTGGGCTATCGATAAAGACTGGCAACCTACAGCGTGGAATTCAGAAACTACATGGTGCAGGGCCAAGCTTGATGCATTTATCCGTGTGTCAGAAACCGAAGGTGTAGCAATTGACTACAAAACAGGCAAGCGCTACGGCAACGAAGTCAAGCACGGCGAGCAGCTGCAGTTCTATCAGCTCTTAAGCTTCTTGCGTTATCCGGAACTGCAGAAAATCGACGTTCAGCTCTGGTATTTAGACCTGGGTGAGACACACAGCATGCAATTTACGCGAGAGCAAGGCATGCGTTTCTTCAAGAACTTCAACGATAGGGGTTTAGCTATGACAACAGCTACAGAATTTCCCCCTAACCCCAACAAATTCAGCTGTCGCTGGTGTCTATACGGCCCCAAAGGGTCAGGACACTGCACAGTAGGGGTTTGAGCGGTAGACACCTCGTAGCTTTCCACATAGTAGACAGCCAGACTTCTGACTTACGTTCTGTAACAGAGGCTCTGGCTGCTGCGCTCATCGAGTGTGAAGTACTCGAAATTGAGCCGCTACGAGATCCTGCGGTACTTCTTCTGACTACGCACCTATCACTGCTTGCAAGCAGTGAGCTGCACAGCCGTCACTACAGCAAGCTAGCACGCATTTGCTTCAAGGAGGCACAAAATGAGTACAACGAAACACAGCATTGAGCCATGAACTACACACTTTTTGAGCATCAAAAAGCAAGCCTGCGTTTTGCCGACGCCACTCCAATCATCTTTGACACATCAGACCCAGGTACTGGGAAAACCTTAGTCTATCTAAACCTGATCGACAGGAACAACAAAGCGACTCAAAAACGAGCGCTTGTCATCTGCCCGAAGTCGCTCATGCGCTCAGCGTGGGGCAACGACATCAAGAAGTTTGCACCGTGGCTATCTACATCAATCGCCTCCGCTGTCAATCGAGCAGATGCGTTCAAGTTTGAAGCTGACGTGTACATCACCAACCACGACGCTGTTAACTGGCTGGTTAAACAACGGCCTAGTTTCTTTGAAAAATTCAGCACGCTGATCGTCGATGAGTCTGGTGCGTACAAGCACCACACAAGCTTGCGAAGCAAAGCACTTAACAAGATTGCAAGTCACTTCCAGTACAGGTATGGCCTTAATGGCACGCCGATGACTAACTCAGTCACTGATATCTGGAACCAAGTGAAGTTTCTGGATGGCGGTAAGCGGCTTGGTAAGTCGTTCTTCGCGTTCCGTGATTCAGTGTGTCGCCCCAAACAAGTCGGCCCCTCACCAAACATGGTGAAGTGGGAAGACAAAGTCGGTGCCGAAGACGCAGTAACTATGCTGCTAAAAGACATCATCATCCGCAATAAGCTGGAAGAATGCGTCGATCTCCCAGAAAACATCATGTACACAGTTCCGTATTACTTCTCTGAAAAACAGAAGGCTGCGTACATACAGATGGAAATGGCAGAAATCGCAGCGCTTGAAGACGGCTCAGTCATAAGCGCAATTAATGCAGCCTCGGTGATGACCAAGCTACTGCAGATTTCGTCGGGCGCAGTGTATGAAATGCCTGATGTCTACCACGTCGTGGACGAGGGGCGCTATCAACTGATCATGGACCTTATCGAAGCTCGAGATCACTCGGTCACATTCTTCCTCTGGAAGCACCAGCGCGACTTGCTGGTAGAGACCGCACGTAAACGCAAGATCTCGTTCGCAGTGATTGACGGATCGGTGAGCGAAAAAGAGCGTGCTCAGATCGTTACGCAGTATCAGCAGGGCATGTACCAGACAATCTTCGCACATCCTCAATCCACGGCGCATGGTCTGACGCTCACTCGAGGCAACACCACCATCTGGGCATCACCTACGTACAACCTGGAGCACTTCCAGCAGGGCAATCGACGAATCTTCCGTATTGGGCAGAAGCAAAAGACTGAAACCATCGTCGTACTGGCAGATGACACATGTGAACAGCGCGTGTTTGATGCACTGCAAAACAAAAACGTACGACTTACTTCATTACTTGAATCTATGAGGGCGTGATAATGGGCTGCGATATTCACTGGGTACTTGAGCAAAAAATGATAGATGGTAAGTGGGTAGGTATTTATTCCACTGACCTGACACCGATGCCGAAAGGCGCGATAGTCACACGAAGTAACCCAATTCAAGGACTTCCAGTTCCAGACGTTCTTGTAGGTATTGGAACGTGGCATGACGTTATCTTAAAAGGTCGAAACTACGAATGGTTTGGAAAGCTTGCAGGTGTGCGATATTCAGGGCCAGATCCGTTAGGTTGGCCGCACGATGTATCTGATTTGAGTCAGGCATGCATCGACGACTGGGGTGGTGACGGTCACTCACACAGTTACCTACCAGCAGTTGATTTTGTAGCTAGGTATCTCGATGACAACGAACTTATAAACCACCTCAAGGCTAAATTTGATACGACACTTACCGACAACGTCTTGGAGTGGCTGGGTTTGGATGATTTCGCCGCCACACACCCGAAAGACTATCGCGTCGTATTCTGGTTTGATAACTAAGGGGTATAAAAATGGCTTATGTAGCACTATCAAAAGCTGTGACTGAGCGCATTCTTGATTCAATCAAGCAAATGCGCTACGACGAAATCGGCAAGGTCAACGCAGCGTACGCTGCAACAACTGCTTTGTCGTACAAAATAAGCGACCCAGAACTGCTGCTACAACTGGAAAACCAAGTCTGGGGTGAGTACGCAGACATTAAAGATAGACTGCCTAAAAAATGGTGTGTCACGTCCAGAACAGTTCAAGTTTGTCTTGAGCCCGGCGGCGTCCGCATTAATCTGGAGAGCGCAGTGCGAGACTTTATCTGGCCACCGAAGACGTTTGCATACGAGCTAGATGTCAAATTACCTGCCGCCCAATTCACGCCAAATTTAGTGCTGGCTGAGTCCATAGTAAACAGAAACACAGAGCTTGCAGCCATAAATACACGCTACGACACTCTTCACAGAAGTGTCAGCAACCTGCTGGATCAGTACAACTCGCTTGGAGCTCTTGTCAAAGACCACCCGGAGATCATGTCTATCGTCCCAGAGCATTTGAAGCAAAAACTGGAGCATAAAGTCGTACGTAAAGCTGTGGAGCGTGAGACAAAGCAGGCCGAACCAGACACAAGTTTCGACGCAGAGCTGCTCATGGCTACATTCGTAGCGCACAAAATCCTGACAGGTGCATCATGAAACTCATAGGCTTCGATCTTGAGACATCTGGATTACAGCCGTGGCTTCCGGATGCTGAGATTTACTCCATGGCTGCGTATCACACAGCTGGTAGCGCACAGCGCATGCCAACCAAGGAGTACTTCAGAGACTTTCTGACTAACTGTGCTCAGAATGATCTGACCATAGTCGGCTGGAACGTCATGTTTGACATCGCATGGCTGCTGGCATACGACCTGGAGAAAGAAGTTAGAGCGTGCAAGTGGCTGGACGCCATGCTCCTGCTCAAGCGAATCGACGGCATGCGATTTGAGTACGGACTTAAAACCATAGTGGCAGAAACATGGCCACAACACGCTGACTATGGCATCGATGATTTCAGCAAGCCAACAACTGAGGAAGGCTGGGTCAAGCTTATCGAGTACAACCTCAAAGACGTGGTGTTTACACTGACACTGGCCAAGCAGTACGTAGCTCAGCTCACTGAAAAAGAGCTTGACATGGCCAGGACAGAGTCTGATTGCTTGATTGATCTGGCCAAGTCATGGATAGGCGGGATCAGAATTAACGAGGCTGCGCTCGCTGAACTTCAGAAAGAAAATCCACTGAATCTAGCGAAGTGGTTGGACGTAGCAGAGCTCACAGCAAAAATAATTGCGTCGTCCAAGCAGTTGTCAATAGCACTCTACGATGATTGGAAACTTCCTGTATTGGTACGTACTGACAGAGGTGTGCCAAGTACTAGCAAAGACGCGATCAACCTGCTCGCAGTAGAGTTTCCAAATGACACGCGACTTAAAGCTTTACTTGAGGTACGAAAGTGCCTCACTACACAGAGCAAGTTCATCGATGCAGTCCAGAAATCCGTCGTGTTGCATGGAAGCAACATAACTAGACCCCAACCTCAAGCTGGTGGTACGTACACATCCAGGCTGACTTACTCATCAAGCCAGGGCAAGAACAAAGACAAGAAGCAGACCGGCATAGCACTTCACCAGTGGAGCCGCGACAAGCGCGTACGCGCAGAACTGGAAGCACCACCAGGATTCATACTAGGTGAGTGGGACTTCTCAGGCCAAGAGATGCGGCTTATGGCTGACATCTCAGAAGACGAAACTATGCTCAGCTTGTTCCTTGACGGTATCGACGGTCACTCATTTATGGGTGCGTCTATTGAAGGTATTGACTGGAAGTGGGTACACGAAGAGCAGGACACAAATCCAGAAGCCAAGAGTATTCGCTACCTCGGAAAATTCTGCATTGCAGAAGGCGAGCTAGTTTTGACAAATAACGGCCTGAAACCAATAGAAAGTGTTACCATAGACGATACAGTATGGGATGGCATAGGTTGGGTTAGTCATACCGGGGTTGTTTATCAAGGTGATCAGGAGGTACTGACTTATGACGGACTCACAGCAACACCCAAGCATCGAGTGTATCTTGAAGACGGGAGAAACTGTCAGCTATGGGAAGCAGCACAGAAAGGGCTACGTATCTGTAAGTCCGGCAATGGTGGGAGCGCAATTCCATGCGTGGAAAGTTCTAGACCAGCGTCTTGTGAGACGAAAGAACAGCTTGTATCTGAACTGTCAGTGCATGAGTTGCGCGACTATGTCGCAAGTGAGCCTCTCCGATCTTTACACAGGGCGCTCGACGAAGTGCAAAAAATGCGCAACTACAGAGAGACACCGCAAAGCGAGTCACTTGATAGTCACGACTCCAGCACACAAAGCGCTACAGAAACGAGTGGCGTCAATGATTCAGCGTTGCAACAACCCAAACGATCCAGCGTACAAAAATTACGGTGCGCGTGGGGTTCAGTTCAAGTTTGGATCGGTAAAGCAAGCAGTGGACTATATTCTAGAAGCACTACCTCACCTAACGTATGCTCAGGTGGAGATAGACCGGACAAACAATTCAGGCCACTACGAGCCGGGGAATCTTCGACTTGTAACGAAGCAACAGAATCTTCAGAACAAGCGAACTGCCAAAACACTAACGCACAACGGCGTGTCGATACCGAGATGTCATGTGTACCATGTACTGAGGATTC